ATGGCGCTACTTCGCGCCACATACGTCGGCGTAGACACATGGCCGAGACGTTTGCTTGATGCGGCAATGTGCAGCGTGTTTGCTTTCTTCCTGCAGCCGACGCTCCAGATTCTTGGCTCTGCCCTGAACTGGAATATCAACGATGACGTAACGCGCGTTGCGGCTGTGTTCCTTGGTTTTCTCGGCGTGGACTGGCTTTCGTCCAAGCTGCGCAAATTCATTGATAAGCGTATAGGGGATGACAATGCTGACGCCCACTAATTTCCAGCGCGCAACTGGCGTATCTGATGCGCTGCGCGACAAGTGGTTTCCCCGCATAGCTGCCAGCATGAGCTCATTCGGCATCAATACCCCATTACGTCAGGCGCACTTTCTGGCGCAGGTGGGGCATGAGTCTGCCGGATTCACGAAAGTGGAAGAGGGGCTGAATTATCGATACGGCGTTCTGCTGGCGATGTTTGGTAACAGAATCAGCCAGGATGCCGCCTTCAAATATGGGCGAGTCGATGCCGGTCCAGACGCGCACCCTGCAAATCAGAAGATGATTGCAAACATCATTTATGCCAACAGAAACGGCAATGGTGATGTTGCTTCCGGGGATGGTTATCGCTATCGCGGACGTGGGCTGATTCAGATTACCGGCAAGGCGAACTACAAAGCTATTGCCGGGCAGCTAAGCGCTGATGTCGTGGCAAACCCTGACCTGCTGACTGAAAACCTTCAGGCGGCGATGTCAGCAGCTGCATGGTGGAAGAATCACGGCTTAAACGAACTGGCAGACCTTGATGATGTTACCCGCATCACCAAAGTCATTAACGGTGGCACTAACGGTCTGGAAGACAGGAAATCCCGCTTACTAAAAGCTAAGGGGATTCTATGTTCAACGTAATCGGCTTTATCCGAAACTATTCGCACGTAATCATCATTGGTCTCATCTGCATTTGCCTCTGGGGGCTGAATGCCCGCAACTCACAGCTGACGGCTACCAACGAGCGGCTGGAGCAACTGGCAAACAGCAAAGACAGCCAGATAAACGATCTGCGCTCCAAGAACGACGACTTAGCCGCCAGCGTGAATGACCTGGTGAAGGCGGTCAATCAGCAAAACGAGGTGATGAGTCAGGTTGCAGAGCAGCGCGCCCTAACAGCAGACCAGAACCGGAAACTTCAGAATGAAATTAAGCAATACCTTGCGGCTGATAAAAACGCTGCCGCTCCTGTACCTCCTGATGCTGTTAAGCGGTTGCGAGACGCCGCGAAGTCAGCCAGTGGAGTACAGAACGATTAA